TAGAGATTTATCAGATATGGCTGATATACATTTTACACCTGACTTTGACCCGGAAGATAAATGAATTCGCTAGTCAAACTATTACAATACGCTTTGCCTAGCAATAGTGGGAGCACTTTAAACTTAAAACAAGAAAGGAGTTTAAACAATTATGTTTAAATTTTTATTTAACACAAAAGGAGATGAAGATATGGCTAGAGCTAAAACTTCTAAAACGACAAAGGTAAGAAACCTTTTCGCAACAGGTAAAGATGTTTCTTGGAAAACATTAAGAAACACATTTGACCTTAAATCACCAGCTGCAATGGTTGGTAAATTAAGAAACGAAGGCATGATGATTTATGAAAATAGGTCAGCTGCTGGTGTTTCATACAGAGTTGGTACACCATCAAAAGCAATTTTGATTAACGGTATGAACGCTGTATTTGGTAAGCAAGTAGCTTACTCAGCATAATTTAAAAATCAGGAGACAGGGGCCCTTAAAGCCCCTGTTTTCATTTTAGGTTAACCAAAGGTTTTTATGACAGATAGTGAAGAAAAACAAAGAGCGCTTGACGCTACAATGGAAAACGAACATCAACCACCAAGTCCGATGGTACAGATTCCATTAAAAGAATACGACAAATTAAAAGAACAAAGAAATTATATTACAGACCCTAGTTTGATTGCTATTATAGATAAAATGGAAGAATTGACTAGAGCTTTAAGAAGACATATAGTCAGAAAGTTTTAATGCAAGGTTTATTTTTTATAGGCATACCAATATCAATAGTAGTATTATGGTTTTTACTAACAAATTTAGATAGTAACCATAGAGACGAGAATGATAAAGGACCACCAGATGACAATTGCTAAACAAGATAGAGTTGTAAGAACATTGGCAGAAGCAAATAAAGATAAAAAAATGACTCGAAAGGTAGATACCTACGAGTATGAATCATTAGAAACATGTATAAAATCAGACCAAGTACCAGCAGCCGAGATTGCAGAGATTTTTACTGATAAATCATATTACGAGTGGTACAAAAAAAGAAATTTTACATGAAAAATTTTATAGACCCTAAAAATCCAAATACAGTAGGTAAAAGTGCATGGAATTTAGGCAATCATGTACTGATAACAATGTTTGTTATGGCATTGGTATTTGTGGTCTATGTGTCGTATAAATAGATATAACTGAATTGAAGGAGAAATTATGGCTGAAATAACAAGAAATCCAAATTTAATGAATCCGGCAATGATGAAACAATCACAAAATACAGCAGGTATTGGTGAGAATGTTCAACTCATGTCAGAGATTCTAAAAAAAATCAACAACGCAAAAGACAAACCTAAAAAGATTGCAATTCTCAAAGAGAACGCAAGTGCTCCACTTAAACAAGTATTAAAAGGTGCATTTGACCCAGCAATCGTATGGGACTTACCAGTAGGCGACCCACCATTTATGAAGAATGAGGCACCAATTGGTACTGAACATGGTTTATTGAGAAATGAAGCAAAGAGACTTTGGCATTTTGTCAAAGGTGCAGACGCAGCTACAACTAAAACTCAAAAAGAAACTATGTTTATACAGATGTTAGAGGGTTTACACCAAGATGAGGCTCAAATACTATTAGGAATGAAGAATAAATCATTGAATAAGATGTATAAAGGTCTTACCGAATCTGTAGTTAAAGAGGCTTTTGGTTGGAATGACAAATTTGCACGACCGGAGTAACTGGTCATAGGTGTCGCAGCCTAAAAAGCAAGTAAAATCAACAAAAAAAACATCAAAAAAGCGTAAAAAACGCTTGACTCTAGGCGACTTTTAGTGTATTATATACCAATAAATATTAAGAAAGGATATATTATGAAAAAGTTTGTTCTAACAGTTATTATAGCCAACGCCATTTTATGGTTTGGTTTAACTGGTCTAACGAAAGTTGCAAACGCAGACGAGTATAACAAAGCTGTTGTCGCTCATGTTATTAAAGAGAACATTAGTGGTAATGGTGTTGACATGTCAGTATTAGAGGCAGAAATGGCTAAATTGGCATATCAATTTTCTTTGGAGATGACGAGTGTTTTAGAGAAATACTTGCCGTCTATTTTAGAAAGTATAGCTCAAGAGTTGAGAATGAAAGCAGATGAGAAATACAAAGAGGAAATAAGTGGCTAAAAAAAGACTAAAATCAGATGTACTTCCCGGCATACCGTTTGAGTTTGATTTCTATATGGTGTATTGGGAGGATATTCAAAGTGATTCAGGTTGGCGAACTCTGAAAGAAATTCAGAAAAGTAAACCTGCTATATGTGTATCAACTGGTTGGTTGGTAAAAGAAACCAAAGATGTACATGTATTAATGAGTGATTATAATTATGATGAACATAACGAGTTGAGTGATGGTGGTAATACTACCGTGATACCAACTAAAAATGTAATCAATAAATTTTTAATCAAAGGACTATAACACAAAAGAGAGGAAGACTATATTATGGCACAAGCGAGAAAATCAAAAGAACTAGACCACTATCTAAAAAATGTGATTAGTGGCGTCCCCAAAAAGCTAGATTACTTTATGAATGGTAATGATACGAAGATGACTTACTATACTGGTAATTGGGCAACAGATGTAATGAATAACTTTACAGAAAAACAATCTGAAAAGATATTTAAGAACATGTCAAAGTACATGGACAATCCAAGTTTAACTTTCTTCCAAAAGAAGAATAAAAACATAGAGATTGGTACTTGGTCAGAATACGGCGAGAACGAGCCTGAATCTATATCAAGTTATGATTACATCATTTTAAAGAGGGCGTAAAATGTTAGCAAAAATCAAAACAATACTCCAAACATTAATGGCTGTAACGGTCATTTTGTTTTTTGGTGGTGTGTGGTATCATGTATCAGCAGAAAAGGAAGAAACACAAGCAATCTTACTTGAAAAAGAAGTAGAGGAAGTTGTTCAAACTTTAGAAAAAATTAATATTCACAAGAGACCAAATTTTGAGAGAGAAAACAATCAAACATTTATTAATAGTGTAGGTGCTTGTGTAAATTATATTTACAATACTACAACAGATGTAATACCTGTAAACTTTGAAGTATTATTGGCTCAGGCTGCTTTAGAGAGTGGTTGGGGTAATAGTAGATTTGCATTAGAGGGTAAAAACTTATTTGGTATTCGTACATACGATTTAAGAGAGCCTCATATGTTACCGTCAAACAATCCTAAAAAATGGGGTGTAAGAGTTTACCAACATGAATGTGATAGTGTACAACATTATATTGATATACTAAATAGTGGTGGTGCTTATGATAAGTACAGAGAATTAAGAGACAATGGTGTAGAAGATTCTTTAAAGTATGTAGAGACACTTGGTGCATATGCTTCAGATAAAAATTACTTTCCAAAAGTGAAAAGTATTATTAAGAAGTTAAGAACAGAATACGATATACCTCAATTAAATTAGGACTTATATGTTGACAATTATAATAACATTTTTAAGTGCAATATCTATATCAGTTATAGCCGCTGGTTATTCTATTATAGGTTTGTCCACTTTATTTGCAGGAGCAGTAATACCCATTATCGCTATGGGTAGTGCATTAGAGGTTGGTAAATTAGTTGCCGCCTCTTGGTTGTATAATAACTGGCGCAATAAACTTGTACCAAGAGCCATAAAGGCATACTTAACATTTGCAGTTATAGTATTAATCTTTATCACATCAATGGGTATCTTTGGTTTTCTATCAAAGGCACACCTTGACCAAGTGCAACCAACATCATCTAATAATATTAAAATAGAATTACTTAATACACAAATTGACCAACAAGAAAAAATTATAGAAAGGTCAAATAAAACACTTACTCTATTAGACAAGGCATTAGAAAAATATGTTGATATGGAGTATGTAACTAGAGGTTTAAAAGAAAGAGCAAAACAAAAACCAGAAAGAGACGCATTGACACTTGCTATAAACAATGCAAGTGATGTAATTGCAAAATTAACTACAGAAAAGGCTACTCTTAAATTAGAACAAGATAAGATTGAGGCCGAAGTAGGACCAATTAAATATATTGCAGAATTAATATATGGTGACGAGGCAAAGGACCATTTTGACAAAGCTGTTAGGTGGGTAATAATAGTATTAATCTTTGTATTTGACCCATTGGCTGTATTGTTATTGATAGCGGCCAACATATCATTAAGGAGTAGAAAAGTTGCCAAAGAAGAAAACGAAACCAAAATCCAAAAAGATTACCAAAAAGAAGCTACTAACGCAAAAGCTAGAGCGAAAAGAGTCAGAGATAACAACAAAGTTTATAAAGACTTTTTTAAAAAATTAGGTAGTAGAGACCTAAAAAATAGAGATTATGAAGCATTTTTTAGAAATATGGGTGCAGAGGAAATGAAGAAACTAGGTTTGGATCCAGACGAGATTAGACTTAAATTAGACCAGATAATGGAGTGGAATGAACTTCCTACGCAGAAATCAACACCAAATAAGCGATATTTGGAGGTTGACAAAAGTAAATAAATGGTATATAATGTAGTTATGATTAGTGAGAAATTAAAAGATAGACGAATCAAAAATGCTGAAACAGCATGTAGAGATTCAAGAACAGATTGGGCTAAGGATTACTGGTACAATGTGTTCTCTAAATTATGTAAGATGTATGGCCGTGAAGATTATTTTAGAAAGGCGATTAATTAATGAATGTATTTTATGTAGATAAACATCCAGTAAGAGCTGCTGAACAAATGTGTGATAAACACATTGTTAAAATGATTTTAGAATCGGCACAACTTCTATCAACATGTCATAGAGTTATGGACGGTACAGAATATTACGACAAGACTAAAAATGGTCGTAAGATTAAAAGGTGGAAACACCCTAATTCTAATTTAGAACCATTACTATACAAAGCTGGTTGGGTAAAACACCCTAGTACAATATGGTTGTTTGAGTCTGCCTACAATTACATTTGGTTATACAAACATATGATAGCTCTTAACGAAGAATACAAGAAGAGATATAATCACACAAAAAATCATGTAACGATTGATAAACTAGGTGAAGTTTTAAAACATCCACCAATGAATGCTAAATATAATGTAATTGCAACTGACCCTAAACCAGCAATGCCTGATTATTGTAAAATACCAGGTGACGCAGTAGGCAGTTATAGAAAGTATTACATTATGGAGAAACGAAGATTTGCGACTTGGAAAAGTCCAGCAAAAATACCAGAATGGTACATAGAAGGAGTAAAACAACATGCGTGAACAAATAATAGAGGCAATTAAGAAACATGCCGAAGGACATATAGCAAAGCATAAATCCAATGTAGAGGTTTTTTTACAAAAACCAGTTGGTGTTGCTAGTCATCCTGACCACATAGAAACAATCGAAAAAGAATTAAAAGAGATTGCTCACTATGAGGAACAATTAGAAGTAATTAATAAACACTTCACACACAAAGACCCATTTAAGGGATAGTAATGCCAATATACACCTTTGAGAATAAGAAGACAGGTAAAGTGTATGATGATATGATGTCTATTGCAGAAAAGGAATCTTTTC